TTAAGAATATGAATGCCAAGATGGGTGAGCCTATGGGCATCTATCATAAGACTGTTATGGCAGATTCACTTAACCTAGATTTAAAAGATAATCAAGGTGGGTTTAACTGTGGTAAACCAGCAGGTTATATTCAAGACTTCAAGGCATTACCTGAGAAGACTCAAGACTTAATCAAGCAGATTAAAAGAGTACGTGTTATCTTTGGTATGGTTGATTTACTTGACCCATGCAATGATAAGGGTGAAAAGATATCTTTTAAAACTACACCATTCATATGGGAGATAGATAATAGAGATGCTTTCAAGACTGTAGGTCAGCCTTTTACTAAGTTGGCACAGTTGAAGAGACTTCCTGTTCAGCATACTATAGCCTTAGAAACTGAAGAACGTAAGTTACCTAATGGTAATGTCTTCTACTTACCTGTATCTACACTAGATGTAGCCAATAAGATTGACCTGTCTGATGAAGACCAAGTTATCTTTGGTGACTTCATGTCATGGATACAAAACTATAATCAATATATAGTGAGTGAGTGGGATGCCAATGTAGGTGGTAATGCAGATGCAGACATGAAAGATATAGTTGAGGACTTTATCGAAGTGGATGCTAACTAATGAATCACCGTGCTGAATTGGCTATACATAAGTTGCTAGAAGATATACTTGCTTCTAAGAAGCAGATGTCAATAGAGACTATTGAAGGTGTAGCATCCGATATAAAGGAAGCTATGGTTCGTCAGTTCGGAACAAAGAATGATAGGAAGGATTTTAAATTACGTATGTCTAACATAGGTAAGCCTTCTTGTCAGCTTTGGTTTGATAAGAACCATCCTGAGAAAGCATTACCGAAAGGTAATAGTTTCTTGATGACAATGATGATTGGTGATATAGTTGAAGCTATCTTCAAAGGTTTATTGAAGGAAGCTAAGATTGAATATCAAGATAGTGAAGAGGTTACGTTAGAACTAAAAGATGGTATCAAAGTAAAAGGAACTTATGACCTTGTACTAGATGACTGTGTTGACGATATAAAGTCTGCATCAGATTGGTCATACAAGAATAAGTTCGCTTCATTTGAATCAGTAGCTAATGGAGATAGCTTTGGTTATGTAGGTCAACTCGTTGGGTATACGAAAGCGAGTGGTAAAAACATAGGTGGTTGGTGGGTAGTGAACAAGTCTAATGGACAGTTCAAATACGTATCAGCAGGAAGTGCAGACACAACTCACGTCTTAGGTAACATTGAGAAGACCATAAAGCAAGCCAATGCTAAAGACTTAGTTAGGTGCTTTGAGCCTGAAGCAGAAACCTTTAGAGGTAAAGCTACAGGTAATCTCGTTCTTAATAAGAACTGCACCTTTTGTGACTTCAGATATAGTTGTTGGGATACTCTGCAAGAGTTACCTGCACAGAAGTCATTAGCCAAAGAACCTAAGATGGTTCAGTATATTAAGCTAGGAAAGGAGAAAATAGCATGAGTAAATCATTAGATGAATTAAAATCTGACATTGAAGAAATGGAGAAGCAACTAGCAGAAGCAAAGAAGCAGTATCGTGAGATGCGTACAGCAGGTTTGCGTGATGCTATGGAAGCTAGGAAGGTAGCTGAAGAAGCTGTAAAAGAGGAGTTAAAGAACTTAGGTTATCAGACTTCTTATAGTCCTTTTACAGGAATCACGTGGCGAAACTTCTAAGTGACTCCTCATAAGGCATATCGTGCAGCCTTAAAGCATGGGTATAGGAGTGGGTTAGAGCATAAGGTATCTGTTTATCTTACGGAACGTAAACATAAGTATGGTTACGAGTGTCTTAAGATTGAATGGGAAGACCTAGCCTACCGAACCTATACCCCTGACTTTATACTGAACAATGGCATTATCATTGAGACAAAGGGAAGATTTCTTGCAGGAGATAGACGTAAACATCTAGCTGTTAAGAAACAACATCCAAGATTAGATATCAGATTTGTCTTTGAGAATAGTAGACGTAAGCTAAGTAAAGGTGCTAAGTCTACATATGGTCAGTGGTGTGACAAGTATGGATTCAGATATTATGATAGAATAATCCCTGAAGATTGGTTAAAAGAAAAAGGTAAGAACAAACACCCTGCGATGATTAAATTCGTAGGTAAAAAAAAGTAAGGAGAATAAAATGATAAATGATAAATACTTAGACGATGAAGACTTTGTTATACAAGTAAAGCCACACATAGATGGTAAAGGTTGGACAGGAGATGTATCTCTTAGTATAATGGTAGGTAAGAGAAACCCCCTGAGTGATGAAGACTTTGAAGCTATGTTAAATTTTACTAGGCAGATATGTTCTACCGTTCCTTTGATGGAACATAATAAAATATTCAGAGATGCTGTAGAGGAAGAAGCTAATAAGCACTTACCTATAGAAGATGTGTTTGATATACCTAATAGTAAAAAAGATAGTAAAGTTAATGGTGTAGATGATAATGTAATACATATAACTTTTGGAAAAGATGAGACTAAGCATTGACAATGGCACAAGAAGAGTATATAAAAGACATGAGACATTTAGAATACATGAATTACAGAGCAGAAAAGGAGAAAGATATGGCAAAACAAGATATGGTTAATAGTCCTATACACTATAACAAAGCAGGTATTGAAACCATTGATGCCTTAGAAGCTATGTTAGTTGATGGGTTTGACTATTACTTACAAGGGAATATAGTTAAATACTTATGGAGATTTAGATATAAAAATGGTGTAGAAGACTTAAAGAAAGCACAATGGTATTTAAATAAACTCATTGAGGTCTACGATGATAAGAGTTAAGATAATGATGACAGTCTCTGTAGACCCTGATGAGTATGCTGTACCTGCCGATGGCATGGTCAGCGAGGAGATTGAAGAATATGTAAGAGAAGCCTTCCATGAAATAGAAGGTGTTAAGATTAAGAATATGAAACTAGTTAGTGAGGAGACATAAATGATACAGAACTATTTACCTACCGACTACCAAAACTTTATAGCACTCTCTCGCTATGCACGGTGGAAGGATGACGAACAACGTAGAGAGAATTGGGGTGAGACTGTTGATAGATACTTTGACTATATGGATAATCATTTAGTTAAGAACTATAATTACACAGTCAGTAAAGCTTTAAAAGAGAAGCTTACAAACCAAATAATGTCTCTAGGTGTGATGCCTAGCATGAGAGCCTTAATGACAGCAGGACCTGCCTTAGACCGTTGCCATGTGGGTGGTTATAATTGTAGCTACATACCTGTAGATAGTCCACGTTCATTCGATGAATGTATGTACATACTTATGTGTGGCACAGGTGTAGGTTTCTCTGTTGAAAGAGAGAATGTAGACAAGCTACCCATAGTTAATGAGCACTTTGAAGACAGCACTACTATCATTACTGTTGGTGACAGCAGACCCGGATGGGCAAAAGCATTGCGAGAACTTATTGCCATGTTATATGTAGGACAAGTTCCAAAGTGGGATGTATCACAAGTAAGACCTGCAGGTGCTAGACTAAAAACATTTGGTGGTAGAGCATCAGGACCTGCACCATTAGTTGAATTATTTCAGTTCTGCATACAGAAGTTCAAAGGAGCTAAAGGCAGAAGACTGTATCCTATTGAGTGCCATGACTTAATGTGTAAGATAGGCGAAGTAGTAGTCGTAGGTGGTGTAAGACGTTCTGCTCTTATCTCTCTGTCTAACTTAGGCGATGACCAATTAAGACACGCTAAATCAGGAGAATGGTGGGATGAACCAGACAAAAATATAAAGAGAGAAGGTCAAAGAGCATTAGCCAATAACTCTGTAGCCTATAAAAATAAGCCTGAGATGGGTACATTCATGCGAGAGTGGACATCTTTATATGAATCTAAGTCAGGTGAACGTGGTATATTTAACAGACAAGCTGCTAAAGTAAAAGCATCTGAGAATGGTAGACGTGATATTGACCATGAGTTTGGGTGTAATCCTTGCAGTGAGATTATACTCAGACCTTATCAGTTCTGTAATCTTACTGAAGTTGTATGCAGAGCTACAGATGACTTAGCATCTTTGACAGAGAAAGTACGTATGGCTACTATACTAGGTACATTTCAATCCACACTTACAAACTTTAAATATTTACGTAAGATATGGAAAGATAATACAGAGGAAGAGAGACTATTAGGAGTTTCCCTAACAGGTATCTTAGATACAAACATATGGACAGAAGAAATACTGCTTATGTTAAGAGAAGTTGCAGTAGAAACTAATAAGAAGATTGCTAAAGACTTAGGTATACCACAGTCAACTGCTATTACTTGTGTAAAACCTAGTGGTACAGTCAGTCAATTAGTTGACAGTGCTTCAGGTATCCATGCTAGACACAATGACTACTACATCAGAACTGTACGTGGTGACAACAAAGACCCACTCACACAGTTTATGAAAGAAAGTGGCATACCTAGTGAGCCTGACGTTATGAAGCCTGCTAGCACTACTGTGTTCAGCTTTCCTATGAAGTCACCTGAAGGTGCAGTCACTAGAACACAGATGTCTGCTATTGAACAGCTAGAGTATTGGCTTATGTTCCAAAGACATTGGTGTGAACACAAGCCTTCTGTTACTGTATCTGTCAAGGAAGATGAATGGATGGATGTAGGAGCATGGGTGTACAAGAACTTTGATGAGGTATCAGGTATATCTTTCTTACCATTCAGTGACCATACGTATGCTCAAGCACCTTATCAAGATATAAATAAAGAAGAGTATACTGAATTATATAGTAAGATGCCTATGTCTATTGATTGGTCTAAGTTGGCAGATTATGAGAAGGAAGACACTACTAGTGGTGGAAGGGAACTAGCTTGCACAGCAGATGCGTGTGAGATGGTTGACATACAGGCTAGTTAATGTTAGAAAATACAATACAACTAATATGGTGGCAGTGGTGGTTACTCATTGCCATCACCATAAATACAACAATAAACTTAATTGTTTTCTTCAAGGGTAGGAAGCTACACATAAGGGAACTATTACATCTTAAACCCAAAGCGAAAGGAGTTGCACATGGAAAACCTAGCACCAAGTAAAGAGAACAGAAAGAAGTTTGACATTGACCTAGAATATGGTAAAGTAAGAGAACAACTTGTAGCAGATATGTTACAGGATAAAAAGATAGAAGTAAAAAGTGAAAGAGATAAGTGGCAAAAGACAGGTAACATAGCTATAGAGTATCAGTCATATGGAAAGCCTAGTGGTATTAATGCAACAGAAGCAGACTATTGGTTTCATAATTTATGCATAGGTAAAGACGTATTCTGCACACTAGTGTTTAGTGTAGATAATCTCAAGAAACTAATCGATGGACTAGATTACAAGAGAAGTGTATCAGGTGGAGACCATAACGCATCAAGAATGTATCTATTAAAACTTGACAAGTTATTTTCGTCTGATGTATTAAAGACATTTAAAGGAGAGAGTTAATGAGAGAGATGCTATTAAATGCGGCAAAGTCCTATTATGTTGGACTAATAAATAAACATATATCAAATGTAGAGATACTATTAACTAGGTCTGTGGGTATAGGAGAACATCAAGATATCCAACAAGCTATTGATGCCGAGTTAGATGCAGTAGCTACAGCAGATGATAAACTTAATATAATATTAAAGTATTTTGAAAGGAGAGAATCCAATGAAGCAAAAGAAGAAACGAAATCCAAATCTAAGTAAATATGATGCTCCCTTGAGAATACAATTTGACAGGGGATTCAATGCCTTTAGGGGTAAGCAGTATGTGAGAAACATTAATGGAGCAAGAATTATAGCAACGGAAAGTCCATACAATATAAACACTATGCAATATAGAGAGTGGCAACGAGGTTATAATTCTGCATATGCACAGCAATTAAAGAAGGTGAAAAATGTTGAAGCTAGAAGAAGAAGCGAAGAAGTTCATGCAAGATAACTTAGCTATAGCAGAGGTAATGACTGCTGACTTTTATGAAGCACGAGCTAATAACACAGCTATCTTTCCAAAAGAAAAAGCCTTAGAGTATTTAGCTCTAGGCTTGACAAGTGAAGCAGGTGAGGTAGCAGGTAAAGTTAAAAAGATAATACGTGATGGCAAAGGAAACAAAGAAGCCATAGCCTATGAGATAGGTGATGTTCTTTGGTACTGTGCTGTA